GTTGGCACCGTGATCGTATAGGTTCCCGGCGTCCCGTAGGTATAGACCCGGCCAGCAAAAACTCCGGGGTCAAGCGTTCCGGCCGTCAGTCGCCCAGAAAACGTACCAGTGGCTGCCGACAGGGCGCCCGTGAAAGTTCCTGTCGCTGCCTGCAGCGAACCAGAAAACGTACCGTTGACAACAGCTAGGTTGGTGCCGTTGATCTTGTCGGCGGTGATCGAATTGGTGGCAATACGGCCAGCGGCCAGCGTCCCGGTGGTGATCTTGTCCGCCGACAGTTCATAGATCATGGCGCTGGTGATAAAGGCGTCATGGATAAACGCCGATTTCATGTAGGTGCCAACCGGAATGGTTACACCATTGATTTCCGTCGGTGTTTCCACCGTGAAGAACGGCTGCTCATCAAGAATGCCGGACATGGCATCAAGAAGATAGGCTGGGTTTTGCGCGGTCTGACCAAGCGTTCCGCCCACCGCGTTGTATGGACCCATGACGCCGGCAGTCGAAACAAAGCGGATCCAGTAGTATCGCTGCGTTCCTTCGCCAACAGCGTGCACGAATATCACGCCTGACGACTGGCCAACAAGTTGCGCCGATGAAAAGTTATCCACCTCAGCAGCCCAAATCTCTGTATAGCCGTGATTGCTGTACGCAAGGCGCGGATCGTCCCATTCAAGCAGGATGATTGTCATTGCGCCAGAGGCGGTAAGGCCGGTAGGAACAGGCGGCACCGCCATCGATGTATCGGCTGTCGGCTTCAGGTTTCCAGAGGGATCCTTGGACAGTACGCCAGCGTCGATGAGATCCTGCTTGCTGGCGAATCCGGTCAATCCAGAGCCAGATGCCTTATCCATCCATAGCTTCATGGCGGACAGGATATTGGTCAGCGATGCGTCGTCTGTATATGGAACCGCCGGGATATTGGGAAGCGTGGTTGCGCCGGATGACAGATCGGTTCCGCTGACAGCGCGCAATGCGGCGAGTGGATCAGACATTTTTCAACTCCGTCATGCTTCCGGCGATAGAGGCGACCGTCCAATGGTCTGTTCCAGAAATCTCGAATTCCCACAGTCGGGCGACAAATCCAGAAGGCAATCGGAATGGTGCCGGGCCGGTGATCACTTGGGTATGTGTCAGTGTGGCGCCGTTGGCCACCAGCAATCCGCCAGAATCAGCAGCGATGTTGGCCGCATCAGAGGGTTTATCCACCGTAGCCAGAAACTTGAAGATCAGGTTTTCGAAGCCATTGGCCTTGATCTGAGCGCAAGAAAAACCGGCAGGATAGCCAAGGTTGAATCGCTTCGACTTCCACAGGGATGTCTTCAGGGTTCCACTATCCCATTTCTGGATGTTCGTTCCGATAGCCAGATACATCCTGTCTTGAACGGGATCGACGTAGCAGGCCGTAGCCGTGATGTCGTGTGGGATGAAGTTTCCAGAAGAATCGAGGACGAATCCGCCCGTGGTCAGGAATCCGTAATACCGGCCATCGTGCTTGCAGGAGAACATCGATGACGGATCGAGCGCCTGCCACGAATCGCGATCAAACAGCGTATCCGTCAGCAGCTTGGCGCCGACCGGGCTCAGGGATACAAGTCCATCCGGCGAGGCATAAATAACCGCGCCCTGCAGCGCGACAACCGAGCGCGCCGATACGCAAGCCTGCTCATCGTCCATGCGAATCATTTGCGCTGCCTCGGGTTCCCCTGTGTTGATGAAGTATGGATAGCCCGTTGTCAGCACGGCAACCCCCTGAGCCAGCGGAGCCACCGCGACAATTTCATATTCACAGGTCAGGCGGTACTTCATTGGCCATGCGTAGGGAGCGCCAACCACACTGAAACAAACCTCCTTGCCAGAAAACCCGCACAGCGCACCGGACGGCAGCGCAACAAGCCCCGCCAGATCGTCAGGCGGTACATCCCAATCCAGTGTTGCCAGCGGTTCGCCAATCAGCGCAACATCCACATTGTCGGTAAAGGTCGTCACGCCGGCAGCAACGGCGCCAACGTAGTAGTAATTCGTGCCAGACGACGAAGACACACTGCGGTAAATGTATCGCTTGGTGATGTTGTGCTGGCCTGCCGGGATCGTGTCGGTAATGGTCAGTTGGATCACATGCAAAGAGTCGGCCGATGCGACTGCTGCCGGCGATGGCGCTGACTCTTCACCCCATGCGGTGACGTTCGTAAAAACGTAGGCGCGCTCTTCTTGGACGGTAGGCCCAGCCCCTTCTATGCGCGTCAGAACAGGTGCAATGGTCGGCGCCGGAACGCCAAGATCATAGGTGGCAACCGGGTAGGATGTTCCGCCTGATAGCGCCAGAGAGAAATCTGTTTTCTTCGGTGTGCCGTCGCCCGTGAAGTAGGTGCGCTCAGTTGTGTCGCCAGCAATCGGGCCGCGCGCCACATGAACAGACATGGTCCAGCTAAACCAATACTGCCCCTCTGGTTGTGAAATACCGAAACGGTAGATGCTCTTTTTGGATCCTGACTTGGTTGGCGTAGCCACTGTAACCGGGGATTTCAGTGGCGCAACGCCGCCTCGATGCAGAATGGCATTGTTTGCCGCTTGAGCCAAGTTATCCGGAAGAAGCTCGGGAGTGGTTTTAGGCGCAATTCCGCCCATGTTCTGAAGGACAATCATGCCGACTTCCTCATCTTGGCCAGCGCCACTAACTTGTCGCCGCTGCCAAACTTGTTTTGAATAGAAATCATGGTGTGATGTACTCCTTGTTCAGCCACGTCATCAAATTACTGGCATCTGCCCACCGCGCATGTCCGGACCAGGACGCGAGAAACTTCGTCAGTGACTCATGGTCTCCAGCTTGGGTATAGCGCTTAACCTTGCGCTTGGCACGGACAACCGAGTTTTTGCGCAGCAGCTTGTGCGTCGGCCAAATTCGGTAGCCGAGGAAGTTGATCCCGCGTGATACCGGCTGTGCTGCCCAGTGGCTAATCTTCAAACCCAGACGCTCCCGCGAAAAATCTTCAATCTTGCAAAAATCTTCGCGCAGGCGCTGCAGATCATTGGAAACGATCACGATGTCGTCCATGTAACGCGCCCAGTGGCGATAGCCAAGGTCGAAGTGAATAAAACGATCCACCACGCCACCGACTAGGTTGGCTGTCAGTTGCGAGGTAAGGCTGCCAATCGGCACGCCGCGTCCTTCCGGCACGATGATTTCGTTAATGATGCCGAGCGTCTTGGCGCAACCAATTTTGCGGGCGTACATTTCGCAGGCGGTTTGTCGCGGGATCGACGGAAAAAACTTTGAGAAGTCCGTCTTGAGAAAATAACCGGCATTGGTGCTGCGCAGCATTGCTTGCACATGGCGCACCCCAGCGTGCGTGCCATAACCGGGCCGGCAGGCAAAGGTATAGGGCAGCAGCGTGGCTTCCATGATTGGGCTGATTACGTTGCACAGGGCGTGCTGCACTAGGCGGTCTTTGAAATCAAGGGCGCTGATCAGCCGGGCTTTGGGTTCGTAGATGGTGAAGGTCCGGTACTCGCCAATCTTGTAAGCGCCGTCTTGCAGTTCATCTCTGATAGCCAGTAGGTTGGCTTCGGCAAACTCCTTGAACTCCAGATAGCCCCATGTCAGACGCTTGCCTTTGGCCGTCTTGTGGTAGGCGTCGCGCAGGTTGTCCAAGGAGGTGATCCGGTCGATCAGGTTGCGTTGTTTTTTAGGCATGAGAATGCTGGCCGCGCCGTTCGATGTTTCACTACTAGGCGCTCTACCAGACCGAGCAATGTATTTCCCGAAGGAGGACGGAGTCGGCTGACCACACGTGGACTGGTCGGCCTGACGTACCGGAGTGACGCCAGAGCGATTAAATCTTGTGTCGTAACAGGCGAAGCGCGACCCGATGTTGTTGTTCGAGTTCGAGGCAGCGTTGTTCCAGATCGACGAGCGTGAACCGGAGCTCGAGCTGTTGTTCCAGTTGCCACCAAAAAGCGCCGCATTTACCCAATCCGCCCCTGCGGTTTTTGGCGTTTGATCCACGCGCCCAGCATCGCTCCTACTTCCGCAAGTAGCACTTGGCTGACTTGAAGTTGGTGTGCCGTAAGTGACCGGATCGCAACCAGAAACCGCAACCAGAATCGCAGGTCGGCAAGCGCCGCGTCCGCGAAGTACAGCTTGGACACCTGTGTGCTTTTCCCAGCTTGAAACATCATGTCTGGAATCGACAGCAGGCGCTGCAAAAACATGTCGCGAGCAACCCCATGCTTGCGCGGAATCGATTGGGCAATCGGGTACAGGTACGCGATCACTTTCTCGTATTTCTCGACAATGGCCATTTGGTCGTAGCACGGTGCAGCGTCTTTCACAGGGTCCATATTCATCCGGGCGCTTCCGCGCCCTCACTCAAGCCACAGGTGGTCACAGGCGAAGCGCGACCCGATGAAGTTGGCCGAGTCCGAGGCAGCGAGGCTCCAGATCGACGAGCGTGAACCGGCGCTCGAGCTGGTGCTCCAGGCGCCACCAAAAAGCGCCGCATTGGGGGCATCGGTTTCCGTGCCGCGACCCTCCGTGTTGGCCGACGTACTCTTGGCGCCAGCCCGTTCATCGCCCCATGCCCACAAGTTGCCGGTCGCGCCGATCAAGCCCCATTTGGAAGTGCGGGCCGCATCGAGAATCGTATTGACTGGGTCAGCACCTCGTGAAGTGGCTTCAGTCGCGCCATACGCTGCCGCCATGAACTCCTGTTGCGTCGGGCACCGCTTGCCAAAGGCCGCTGCCAATTCCTGCGCCTCAAACCAAGTGTAGGAGCCGTAAGTCGTTGATCCGTCGCCACCGAACAAGGCCGGCACCTTGGGCGGGCTACTGCCGTCAGCGATTACTACGTTGTAGCAGCTGCTGCCGTTGGTGATGGCATCAACGCCGGTCAGGTAGATGTCAGCCCAGAAGCCGTTGGCGACCAGCGTCATCCCACGCGGGTCCGGGCAGGCGGGACGCCACTTTAAGTCCCACATGCTGTAGGCGTTGATCGACGGCGTACTATCGCCGCCCGCGACGCCACCAGCATTGCCGCCCGGCGCGTAATGAAACCCGCCAATCTTGCGTGACCCAGCGATTGGCGGGGTTGTATGGTTGGCGGTGGCTTCCAGCGTGCCGTTGGGCTTGGCCCAGATTGCGTAGTCGGTACCGGTTACTGGTGAGCCGGGCATGGTGACGACGGTGTTTGCCGGAATGTCCAGCGCCCCACCATTGACCTCAACGGTGATGCGGGTGGCGGTCGATACCGCAAAGTTGCCGGTTTTGGAAAACGCTGCCGCTCCGGGCGCTTCCTTGCGGAAGCCTCGCGTGTGGGTCAGTGCGTTTGCGTTCAATAGTTTGGCCATAACTGCTCCTTTCTAGCGGCGGCTTCCGCCGCCTTACCCAAGTTGCAGGTGGTCACAGGCGAAGCGCGACCCGATGTAGAGGCCCGAGAACGAGGCAGCGTAGCTCCAGGCCGACGAGCGTGAACCGGAGATCGAGCTGCTGTTCCAGTCGCCACCAAACAGCGCCGCATTGGGTGCTTGATATTCGGAGCCGCGACCTTCGGTATTGGCGTTCCACGATGCTCCCGCATACGAACCACCACGTGGCAGACCCCAGACCTGCAACACACCGCTGGACTGCATGACACCCCACTTTGACGTATAGGCGGCGTTGAGGATGGTGCTGACCTGATCGGTGCCGACCGAACTGGCTTCGGTCGTGCCAAAAGCTGCCGCCATGAATTCCTGCTGGGTCAGTGATCGTTTGCCGAACGCAGTCGCCAGTTCCTGCGCTTCAAACCACGTATAGCCGCCATAGGTCGTCGAGCCGTTACCACCGAACGCTGCCGGGACTTTGGGTGGGCTTGAACCATCGGCCATCGTCACGTTGTACTTGGACGAGCCATTGGTGATCGCATCGACGCCGGTCAGGTAGATGTCGACCCAGAAGCCACCACCCACCAAGGTCATTCCGCGAGGGTCGGGGCACGCCGGACGGAAACGCAAGTCCCAGAACGAATACGGGTTAATCGCCGGGGTTGTATCGCCACCGGATTGCGCCGTTGCGTTGCCGCCGGGGGCATAGTGGAAACCACCAATCTTGCGGGCGTTGGTAGTCGGTGGCGTGGTGTGGTTGTCTGTCGCCTCCAACGTGTTGTCGGTTTTCGCCCAGATGGCGTAATCTGTGCCAGCGACCGGTGATCCCGGCATCGTGACAACCGCGCCCGAAGCAAACGTGTAAGCCTCATTTGCTATTTCGACAGACAGATTGACCGCTAGCGACACAGAGAAAGCGCCGGTCTTGCTGAAGGCGACAATAGAAGGGTCCGACTTGGCAAACGTTCCGTTGGCGGTCAGGGTGTTTGCGCGAACTGCGCCGTAGGTAGCCATGATCAAACCCCCTCGAAGTCAGCCGGCACAAAGCCGAACGCGGTGATGGTGCCCAGGTCTTCGATCTCTTCCCAGATCGGGTCGAGTACCGGGCCTTCGTAACCCGGCTGGCCGTAGCCTTCGGGATAGACTTGGACGTTTTGCTTGCGCTTCATACTGCCTTTGAGAAAGCGCATGAACTCGGCGAGCTGTGGTGTACCGGCAATCGCGTCAAGATCGGAGCGGGTGTTGATGATGTATTTTTCCATTACTGCACTCCTTTATATCGAGAGGAAGGACCAAGTCGAATTGACGCCGACATTGACTGCGGCGCCACTTGGGATGTTGATCGGTGGGATTGAAACGGCGTTGCAGCCGTCCGGAATGTTTGCCGTGCCGCTGACGGTATTGCTATGCCAGACGGCCGCCTGCAAAATAATTTCGCTGTTGAAAATCCGCCCACCAGTGATTTGTGGCGCGTTGATCGTCGGCGCTTCCAACGTCTTGTTGGTCAGCGTTTGCGTGTCGGAGGTGCCGACGACGGCGCCAACCGTGCCGGGCACACTGCTCCAGCCGGAAGAAGCCGCGTCGTACTGAAGCAAGGACTTGCCCGGTCCTTGTATAACCCATTGCGCATCGGCCTCAACGGTGATCGTCACGCCACTTGGAATGTCGAGCGTGCCGGGCGTTACCGTAATGTTTCCTCGCGGAATACTGCGGCTCGAAAGCACAAAAGTTGCCGGAAGAATCAACGGCGTCACGCCAAGGGCGTTGGCCCAACTGGAGTCCAAAAAACCTTGCGCATCGGCAATGGGGATTTTGGTTGGCGCTGCTGTCACGCTGGCCGTGCCACCCGTGACCACGGCAACCGCGTTATTTTGCGCAACCACGGCTGCAGCGCGGGCTGTTTCTGCCGCCGAGGCACTTGCGGCAGCTTCGACTGCTTTGGTTGTTGCTGTGGTCGCCGAGTTGGCGGCGCTGGTCGCGCTGGCCGTGGCCGACGTGGCGCTGCTGGCGGCGCTGGTGGCCGCACTGGTGGCTTCGCTGGCTTTACCCGTAGCCGTGGTTGCACTATCAGCCGCCATTGTGGCGGATGCGGCGGCCTCGCTGGCTTTGGTGCTGGCCGTGCTGGCAGACTGGACTGCCGTGGCGGCAGCGGCTTGAGATTCGCTGGCTTTGGCGGCAGATTCACCGGCTTTTGTGCTAGCGATATCGGCACTGGCACTGGCGGCGATGGCTTTTTGTGTTGCGATACCAGCCTGCTCAATGGCCGTATTTTTTGCGGAAATGGCGAGGCTGGCCGCATCGACCGATGCCGATTGGCTGGCGCTGGCACTGGCCGAGGCGTTGATGGCTGTATCTCGGGCAGCTTCAGCGGCAGCGAGAATGATCGGCATTTGTGGGTTGACGTCGCCCACTTCGCCTTTGTCGCCTTTGTCTCCTTTTGGCCCCTGCGGGCCAACCGCTACCACTTCGAGCAGTTCGGCCGGCGCCGTTTCAATCACGACGACCGTGCCCACCTCTTGCGCAATCAGGATGTCAGACATTGCGCGTCACCTCCCTAGAGACGGTGATTGACCCCTGCACTAGTCGCTTTACTTTACCGCCGATGATTATTTCAAGGTCATAGACGCCACATTTGACCAAGGGTGATGTATTCGACTCTGTAAAGTGCAGGGTTATTTCACCAGTGGCACCGCCCAGCGTAATCCCACCATTCTCGGTAGTCAGTTCAAGCAGTACGGTTTCGCTGGATACACTCGGCCTGAGTTGCATGCGCGCCGTGTAGCCAGTGAGATTGACCGGGTTGCCGGTGTTGTCTTTCCAAACAAGGGGCTTGTCGTAGTCGGTCCCTTGCTCGATTTCAAAGTCGTAAATGGCTGCTGGCATAGTGATTACCCGTAGAAGGCTTTGCCGTAGGCCATGGCGCGCT